CTTAACTCAAGTAGGTGTACGTTGTTCATGAGGTGTAGTATTTGTATTCATTAGCTCCTGTATTGTGTTGTGTATAAACACCAGAAGTCATTTCATATGTTGATGAAGCTTGATTAGTGCAAAAAACTTTGTCTCTAAATACTAATCTATTGTCTGTAGTATTTTCTATTTCTATCATGTAAAAACCACCCTCTACAAGAGCTTGTGAGGTTACATAAGTGTTGTAGAAGCTATTTGTTCCTATTGATGCGTTAGAGTCTGTTAAAATGACTTTATTTAGGTTCTCAGAAGTTATTTTTAAGGTGTAGGTTTTAGTGACCAAAATATCTTCTCTTGGTATAAAATTTATAGTGCCGCCTGTTGTACTTAATATCTGCATCTTAATCTTTTAAAAAAAAGGGTGGTTAAAAATTAATCGAACCACCCTTTACACCCTGTACTATATGTACTTTACATATAATACCCACTAAACATCTTAACTGTTTGTTCCTACAACTACAGTTGCAGTAGCACTAGACATTCCTGCAAATGGATTGCCTGCAACAGCTCCAGCTATAAAGTTTGCTGGTAATTTCTCACTACCTGAAAGAGTTAATGTAGTTCCGCTCATGTCAGCAAATGCAGCACCAGTAGTTATACTACCACCTGAAACACTAAGACCGAAATCTTTTCCAGCTAATACTGCATTTCCGTTGTTATCAACAACAACACAATGTGGTCTGCCATAAGCCATTAGCTTAAATTGAACCATATCTTCTTTAGTAAGTTTCTGTAGATTTAATGATAAAGTTTGCTCGAAAAAAGTAGTTCCAGCTTCTTGTGAAGAAGTGACTGCTTGTTCTAATGAGTTAGCACCTTTTACTAAATACTTATACGCTGAAAATGTTCCAGCCATGTCTGTAACTTCGTCAGAGCTTTCTGTAATAGCACCAAGATCACCAAAGTCTACGAAGTAAACTGCATCAATCCCACCTACTACATCTTTACAAGGTACATTTCTACCCGCTGATAAATCGCATGCCATATTTTTTAGTTTTAAAAAGGGGAGTATTACAACCCCCCATTATTAGTTAATTAATTAGGTATAGTAAGTAACTTCTTCAAGTAACCCAGTCTGAATACCAGCTTTGAATCTTGCAACAAATCTAACATTCTGGTCACCTAGCGTGTCTCCTGTATCTATCAATTTGATTTCTGATAAGTCCCCTTCGATTCCGCAACCAAAAAATAAATTTGATTTTTGTGCAGCAGCCATGTCATTAGTTGGTAAACCAGGTGCTCTAAATATTTTGATTCCATCAAATAATAAAGCATCTCCTAAATCTTGATTATTACCTTTGCTATCAAAACCAGCAGCTCCTAAACCAGAAGATCCGAAACCACCAAGTGATCTCACATACATTTGGTAAATGTGATTAGATACATAAATGTGTAAATCTTCTTTGTCTAATAAAGCAGAATTGTTAGCACTTACATTATCAACTACTTTTCCAATTTCGTCTACTACGTTAGCAGCACTTACTGTAGTACCAGTAACAACAGCTCCACCAGCAAGTGAAGAAGCATTAGCAGCCCAAGTAGTTGTGAAACCATCAAAAGCATTTGCTCCAGCAGAACCAGCCCAAATCATAGTCTCAACATTAGCAGCAATTTTAGCTATATATTGTTGTGAGATAAAATCTGCATAACTTTTAGGTAGTACATAATTAGGTACTGAATAGCCCATTTGAGCAGAAGTCCAGTCCTGTGAGAATGTAGTTTTGCATTCGGTTTTATTAATTTGAAACTCCTTTACCTCAAGAGTTCGTTCGCTGATTGTAACAGTACCAGCATCTGTATAATCACAAGAAGCACCAACCATTAAGTCGTTACCTAGTGCAATTTTCTTTATTACTTCTTTATAAGCTACATTTGGATAAACTGTTAACCCACCATTATCGAGTGTTTTACCACTCAATAAAGCTGATGCTATCATCTTATCTTTGTATTCCCCTACGTAACTTGTCGTTAACGATGTTGCCATTTTATTTTATTTTTATTGATTAAGTTTTTGATAAATTCTATTTTGGATAGTG